GTGGGCTGTTGGTGACCCAGCCGTTAGAATCCCGCCAGCATAAGCCAGCATGATAAAGATGCCGCTTGCGTTTATTGCCCCTCTCATATCAGAGCTGCTAAACTGCCCGCCTGTTATAGCCGCCCCATCGGGGACTATATTCACAACGGGGTTGTTGCTCATGGGCAACTGTATTCGTGACCCAGTAACGGCATCCGACAAGTCCACGACCCTGCTGCAAACCAACGTTCTTGTATCGAGCGTCAGGTCTGGCAAAACCGATGGATAATCAAAACCAAACCAAAACGCTTTTGACGCATCATGCACAGAGTCTGTCATGCTCACGGAGAATGTCTCCGCGCCATTCGACAGCCCCCTTAATTCACTGCTGGTCATTTTAATGACTTACTCAGCAGGATTTCCCGCCGTCACGCCATCAGCCGTGAACTGCCCCACGATGTTCTCGGCTGCATTTCCTTCACCGTTATATATCGCTACGCCTGTATTGGTGCCAGTGACAAGAGCAAGCATGTTGTTCAGGCCGTTGCGGAAGAGCATGCCGAGGCTGTTCCATAGGCTGTTAGGTCCGCTGTGGTAACTTGCCCCCTCCTCGTCGTTCCACTCCTCCTGCGTGACCTCCGTCACGTGAGCGCCGTCATCGTCAGACCAGAAGTGCTGGCCCGTGGCGTCCGCCACAGCCTTGGCCTGCTCGGCCAACGCTTCTGCGCTCTCGGCTGCGTCGAAGGCATCGTCCGCAGCTATCGTCGCCGCGTCGATTTGGCCCTGCTGCTCGTCGCCGCGCCCCACCACGCCAGTCACAACCATCGGGGTGAGAGTCTCCGCCCCCGAGGACGTGACCATCACCACGTCGCCAGCCTTGACCGAGACGGTGGTGGGAACCTCCACTGCGGTCGAGAGGTCGTCGGTGGTTATCTCGGTGGTGCCGTAGGGCTGGTACGCGCCCGAGTATTCGCCGAAGTACAGCGAGACGCGGAGCTGGAAGCCGAACGTCTCCGTGTTCCCGCTGCACAGGCTGAGCTTCATCGGCTGCGTAGGCGCGTCGGATGCCGTGCAGGGGATGTAGTACACCGCGTCGGCGTATGCGTGCTCGGCCCCGTCGGAATGGAGCTGCTGCAAGTCATCCGCGCTCACGGAGAGCAGGCCAGTCCCGTTAGGGGCTGTTTCCACCCCGCGAACCTCCACCATGAGGGTGTACGTCTCGCCCGCCGTCACGTCAAGCTCTGCGATGTTCACACCGAGCGACATGTCGGCTGCGGAACCATCGAAGGACGCCCATCCCTCGTCGAGCTGCGTCGCGCAGGCGAGCGCGTCGGCGGAATCGGCGCTCCAATAGGCGGTGTCCGTCAGGTCGTGCGATAGGAACTCGGAGATGTTGCCCCACGTCTGCAACACCTGATAGGCGTCGGGCTGCGTGACGCTATCGGTGATGATGACGGACACTGAGCCGTCCGAGGAATCCGTGACCGCCTGCGCCATGTAGGTGTCCGTCCTCGTGGACGCTAGGCTTGCGGTCGTTTCGAGCCGCCGCCCACCGTACATGCGCTCGGCTATCTTGTCGAGAGCGCCCATCACTCGTCCCCCTTGTCTCCCGCAGCCGTCTCCTTGAGCGTGAGCGACAGGTGCATGGTGTCGAGCGCTATCTCCACGTTCTTGACCAAGCACTTGCGCACGCCCGTGTAAATCCCGTCATGCACCACAAGCTCCACCACATCGCCCTCCCACAGCGGGAGGAAGATGGTTTCAAGCTCCCATTCGATTAGCTCCACCTGCTCGGCGTCGAGCCGCTTCTTCGCTTCCTCTGACGCCGCCTTCGAGGTCTTCGTCACAAGCTCGGGCAGGGACTCGAACCTCACGATGGAGTAGCCCCTGTGCTGCACGGAATGTGCGGAGGATGCCGCCACCTTCGCCGAGCCGTAGACCTCCATCTGCTGCTTCTCGTACTTCGGGTCGCCCTTCTTGTAGGTGGTGCCGTCCTCCCTCGTGCCGCTCGTCTTGTACGTCTCGTTGGTCTTTACCTCCGCCGAGTACGTGTGCTGCACAGCGTAGGTGTCGGGTATCGAGAGCCAGTCGCCCGAGCGCGAGAGCGTCCCCTCCACCGCGACGCCGCGCGGGTCTGCGAGGTCGATGCGGAACTTCGGCACCTTGGCGTGCGGGTTCTCGCGCTTCGCCACGGTGATGTAGCCGTAGGGCGCAACGTCGAGCCTGTTGTCCGACATGGACGCTAGGGCGAACATGCACTTGAGCCGCGAATCGCCCGCCTTCATTATCTGGGCCGTGGTGGCCTGCTTGTCCTCTGCGAGCGATGTGTCCGCCGTCACGGTCGCATCGGCCGCAGTGTCGAAGTTGCCGAGTATCTTGCGCATGGAGTGTGCGCCCGAACCGAGCAGCACGTCTTTAAGGCACGTGAGGGCCGATGCGCCCTTCGCTATGACCCACGGCGTCGTGAGCAGGTCGCTTGCGAGCATCTTCAAGGTGCTGTGAAGCTCAAGCGTGTAGTGCCACACGCCGTTCTGCCACGTCGCCCCGTCATCGGTGACGATGTAGGTGCCGAGCGTCTGAGTCCAGTTGTACTTCGGTATCTTGTGGATGATGCGTATGAAGCTGCCGCGAGTCCATCCCTCGCCCACCACGGAGAGCGTGCCGCTCGTCCGCTCGTCGGTGTAGTAGGCGGCTTCGATGGAGGAGCCTGCGAGGTCTACCCCCTCAAGCTCCCCCCACGTATCGTCGAAGTTCGTCTGGGACACCATCTGGAAGGTCAGCTCGTGCTCGGCGGTTACGTCGGCCCAATCGACTGCCATTACAGCGTCTCCTCAATCATGTTGACGGACACCAGCGTGTATTCGCGGTGCGTCTGATACGCCACGTCCGTCACGGCAACGTCGGCGATTTCGCCCGAGGGTGCGCGGTACCTCACATGCTGCGCCCTGAGCATCGCTTCGGCTTGGCTCTTGACGGATTCGGTAAGCCCCTCGTAGAGCAGGCCCTCCGCCGCGTACTCGCTCTGAATCGTGTGCGCGAAGTACACGGATTGGAAGTCGCGCTTGTTGAGGGCGTCGGCTTCGTAGATGGCCGACATGGTGCGGTCTGTGACCATCGGGTCTGTCGAGCACTCCAAGAGGAAGTACCCGCCGTCCCAGCTCCACGCATGGCAGGGCGGGTAGTCCCGCATGAGCTGGTCGTGCTCGGAGTATGTCTTGTGCCACAAATCCCAGCGGTCGCTGTCTGCGGACACGGCCACCGCGAACAGGTCGAAGGGCAGGCCGAACGGGTACTCTATGTAGAACTTCCCGCCGTCCTTCTTCCCCTCGAATATGTCGCCCTGCTTCGTGCGGAGGTAGACCTTCTGCGCGGGCAGGCTGCTGTTGAGCGTTACTTCGAGCCTGCGCCCGCTGCCCATCGTCACGGTGGGCGAGAGCGTGGCCCCACTGCCAGCGTCGTAGGACACCGTTAGCGTCTCCGTGATTCCGCCGTAGAAGGTCGGGATAACGTCGTTGCCGACGTTGTACTTGAAGGTCAGTACGTCGCCGTCCTCAATCCAGTCGCTCAGGTACTCGATGGGGATGTTCACGGAGGTCGAGGAATCCAGCCCCTTGATGCTGTACGAGCCGTTCTTGTGCGGCCCCTTCAAAAGCTCCTTGCCGTTCCTCGTGATGGAGTAGAAGCCTATGGTGTTGGTGCCGTGCGTGTAGTCGCTGTCCACGTCCACCCGAAGCCCGTTCGGCCCGAAGCCAGCGTTGGAGATGACAACATCGGGCTTGTAGATGGAGCGCACCATTACGGATGCGGCCTTGCCCTCAAGGCGGGAAAGCTCCCCGACGCCCACGGCCTTGACCTCGTACTGGTATTGGAGCGCCTTGTACAGGGTCTTGTCATAGGTTGCGGGAAGGCCCTCCGTGACCCACGCACGCTGCCCCTTGATGGTGACGAGCGCCGTCTGCCACGAAGTCCAGTTCGTCCAGTCTCCGTAGGTGGATGTGCTCGCGTTGAGGTAGCGCGAGCGGTAGCGCCACATGTAGTGGTTCGGCCCCTGCGTCGCCCATACGTCGGTGCAAGTCCACGTCGGGTACAGGCGCTCCTTGGTAATCATGTCGATTCCCGAGGTCGTGTCGTTGAGGGACGCCACCCATCCGAGGTTCGCGGGGATGGGGATGCTCGGGTCGGTCGCAACCGTGGGCATCAGGAGCCATTGCTGCGAGAACTGGCCTTGGTCATCGGGGTCTGTATGCACGATGCAGATGTTGCCGAGGTCTATCTTCTTGTTCTGGTCGGCGTCCATGACGTAGGTGTTGCCGCCGTTGTCAACGTATGAGTAGAGCTTCACGCATGGATACGAATGGCCCCCGTAGGACACGTCGCCGAAATCGACCAGCTTCCATTCCTCGCGCAGCGTGTTCGATAGCTCCCACTGCTGCACGTTCTGCATGTCGGCTGCTTTGCCGTCCTTCACCTGCACGTACTTCTTGCTCGCCACGTTCATCAGCACCCAATGGCCGTTCGAGCGTTGGGTGAGGTAGAACTTGTGGTCGTTCTGGTTCTGGGAAAGCCCCGTGAGGATGACGTTCGCGCCGTTCGCGGTCGAGCCGCTGTGAACGTCCAGCCCGTACCTCGGGTCGAGTCGGAGGGCAAGGTTGTAGATTCCGCCGCTCTCGATTCTGGGAACGGGGATGAACGCCCACAGCATGTCAGCCGAGCCGCCGTATCCTGCGATGCACACGTTCGCGCCCGCCGAGAACGGAGCGTCCCCGTACAGCTCGGCGCACATGCTGGGAGCAGCCGTGAGCGTAATCTTGTAGAGCTGGTAGCTCGTCCCGCCCACGGTGATGGTGCGTCCGCTGATGGCGGTTATGTCCCACTTCTGAGCGCGGCTGTCGTTGTCCGTGTACATCTGCACGTTCGCGCCGACGGTGGTTATCTGGGCGCTCTGCACGTCGATGGACTTTCCCGTGAAGCGGGAGGTTATCTGGCGCGACCCGTCCGAGCGCGTCGATACGCGCCACACCTGATTGTCCGTGGCGTCCTTCGTCCACACGCGGAGGTTGGCACCGTTGTTGCGGTTGCCATGAACGGAGTCCATGTACAGCGTCGGCGCATATCCGTTGACGATGTAGTAGATTCCGTCAGGTATGGTTGCCATCGTTCATGGCCCCCTTCCGTGCCAGCGTTGTCATGAGGTCGATGAACTGGCCGCGAATCTGCGGGTCATCGTTCACCCTTGCGCCGTTGATGTAGAGGTTGTAGGACGTGCCAGCGCCCATCCTGCGGGATACGCCGTCCGCGATGAGGTCTACGAACGGCTGCGAGTACCGCCTGTTGGTGAGCGGCACGATGGCTTCCGCGCCAGCTTCGCCCACGAGGTCGAGGGGATAGCCAGTCACGGGTACGTTGACGATGGAGCCGCCAGCGTGGTAGCGGGATGCGTATGCGGCTATGCCGCCCTCCGCATGGGTGCGGATGCCGCCTGCGGCGTTGCCGCCGCCAGTCGTTACGCCTGCGGATTTAAGGCCAGCGAGCACGCTTCTGACCCTGCTTGCAACCGATGATACGAAGTCGTTCGCATAGAAGTTCGTGGTGTGCTCGGTCGGCACTCCCTCAACAACGCCCTTCGCTGCGAGAGCTTCATCCTCTAGCGGCTTCTTGTCTCCGTTGAAGGTGACCTTTACTTCGCCGCGTTCTTTAAGCCACGCATCAAGCGAAGCGGCAAGGTCGGCCATATTGCCGTCCGCGTCCTCGACCATCTGGTTGAACTGCTCAGCCGTAAGGCCAGTGAAGTCGTTCACGTTGAGCTGGGCTTCATCGAGGGCTGCTTGCAGACCCTCTATTGAATTGACCTGCTCGGCGAGTGCGTTCTGCGTGGCTTCCTGAGCGAGCATCTGCGCTTCGGTTGCTTCTCCGAGCCTGTCCTCCCAGACCCCTACGGCTGCTGCGGCTTCTACGTAAGTGGCGCGGGCTGTTTCAACTTCTGAGGTAAGCTCGTTGACCTCTTTCTTATACTTCGCCCTTTCGCCGCGGCCCCTCGCGTTCTCTAGGTTCTTCTCCGCTTCGGCAAGCTCGTCAACCTTCTGACGGTAGGCGTCGCCCGATTCTGCGGCGAACTTGTATGCTTCCTTGAGCCGTTCCGTATAGGCTGATACCAAGGCTTCCTGCTTCTTCGCTTCTATGAGCGCGTAGATGGAGTCCTTGAGGTTGACTACGTTATCGTTCTCGTCGTATATGACGCCAGCGGTATCGGAGTGGAGTGCGTAGCTTTCACCGAGTTCCGAGTTGACCACCGCAAGGGCGGCTCCGAGGTCACGCACCTGCTCGTCGGTAAGCTCGCTCGCGCCGCCGTATGCCTTGATGACACCCATAGCCCAGTTAAGCTGTGCGGCGTTCGATTCGAGAGCCTTATCCTCCTCAGCCGCCCTATCGAGGAACGATATGAAGCTGTCAGCAAGCTCGTATACGTCATCGGCTGCGTTCTTGGCTTCATCGCCGAGGTCGGAAAGTGCGTTCTTATAGCCCCGCAGATTCGGTGCGCCCCTTCTCGCTAGGTCTGAGCCGCGTTCGAGGAGGGTGTTCAGCCTTTCAGCACGTTCTTGGTTTTTCTCGAACTCCTTCCAAATCTGATACGCGATAAACGCTGCCGCAGCTACGCCGAGAAGCTGCAATCCTGCGCTTAGGATGGAAACGGCCTTGCCAGCGTTAACCGCTCCATCGCTCGCAATCTCCGTCGCCCTACCGAAGCGCTCCATCAGCGTAGCGCCGTCGCCGAGAACTTCCTTGCTTTCAGCAAAAGCCGCCTTGAAGTCATACCAAACGCTCAGGCCGCGCGACGCTGCGGCGAACCCCTTCAAAGCGGTGCCGACTATAAGCAGCTTGGGGCCGAGCGTCGCCACCTCGACAAGTCCCTTAGCCCACTCCTGCTGCTCGGCCTTAGAGAGGTTGTTGAACTTCGTAAGCAGGTTCTCGGCAGCGTGGGCAACCTCGACTAGCACAGGGGTGAAGGCCGAGCCGAGGTTGACTTGGAAAGTCTCGAACTCACCGCGCAGGTATTCGAGCGCCCATCCGAGGTCGCCCATCTGGGCTTCCGCCATCACTTCGGCGTAGCCCATGCGCTTCGTCGCGTCGATGTAGTTTCCAAGCTCCTCCGAGCCAGCCTGCATAAGCGCGATTGCCGCAGGCAGGCCGCGAGCGCCGAAGATTTTGTTGAGGATTTCGTTTCGCTGCTCGTCTTCAAGTCCGCCGAAGGCTTCGTTCAGCTCGTCCACCAGCTCGACAAGCGGCTTCATCTCGCCAGCGGCGTCGTATACCTCGACCCCGTATTCATCGAGGAGCTTCTTCGCAACTTCGGTCGGGGCGGCGATGCGCTGCATGACGTTACGCAGGCCAGTACCAGCCATCTCGCCCTGCAAGCCACGGTCTGCGAGCAGACCGAGAGCGCCCGACACATCGTTTACGGAGTATTCGGCAAGGCCAGCCCAGCCCGAGACGTAGCGGAAGGCTCCTGCGAGGTCATCGACCTCTGCGGTCGAGCGGTTCGCCGCACCAGCGAGAGCGTCGGCAATCATAGAGGAATCTTCTGCCGACAGCTTGAACACGTTTATTGCCTGAACAGCAACCTCAGCCGCGCGGGCAAGGTCGAGGTTGCCAGCCGATGCGAGCTGCAAGGTCGCGTCGAGAGCACCGCCCTCGATTTGAGCCTGCGTCATGCCGCCCTTGGCAAGCTCGGAGATTGCGTTCGCGGCTTCTACCGCCGAGTAGCGCGTATCCTTGCCGAATTGCAGGGCAAGCTCGCTCATGTGCTCAAGCTCGGCTCCCGATATTTCGAGGTATCCGCCGACCTGCGCTATCGCGTTCCCGTAAGACTCGGTTTCCGATATGACCGAGCGCCCGATTGTGAACAGGCCAGCAAGACCGCCGATGGTGAGCAGCCCGCCGAGCTTCTGCAACTTCGTCCCGATGAAGTCAACGCCATCGGCGTACTCCCGCAGGCCGACGCTCAGCTCTCCGAGCGTTCCAGCCTGTACGCGCTGCACGATTTCTGCCTGCTCGTGCGCCCGCTGCAATTGGCGCAGCTTCACGGTGCCAAGCTCTATGTCGTTGTTGGTGGCGGCAATCTTATCGGCGAAGCCCTGCTGCGCCGTGGTCGCCTGATACAGCCCCTCACGCGCAAGGCCAAGCTCCTCACGGGCCTTTTTGATTGCCTGCGGGTCGCCCGCTATCTTCGCCGCGTCGAGGTTCTCCTGAGCACGCTGCACCGCCGCCGTGTACTTCTTGACGTTATCAGAAGCTTCTTTATACCCCTGCTTGTTTTTGCCAAGGGTGGTATTAAGCTTCTCAAGACGGCCTTTCTGCGAGTCAACGAGCCTGCCGAGTTCCTGCGTCTGCATCGTATACAGGCGGCTGTTTGACGGTTCCAGCTTCAACGCGGAGTTGATGCGGGAGAGCATCGAGGTCGTGCGTTCCGTAGCGTTGTCAATCTGCTGCAACGTGGATATGAGGTTGCTCGCATCGCCGTCGAAGCGGATGGTCAATCCCTTGTAATCAGGCATGGATACCCCTTAGCCGAAGATTGCGTCTGCGTCCGCCTGCGAAGCGGCCCTGACGCCCTCCTCCCTGCTGTCGGAGGAGATTGACCATGCCGCGAAAATCCCCGCGTATCGGCGGTAGTCTCGGGGACTCATATGGAATGACTCGCCGTAGGAGAAGCCGAAGGACATGAGCTGCGCTATCTGCGCTTCCTCGGGCCATGCTTCCTGCTCCGCCGTAGGCGAGACGTTATTCTTCTTCTTGCTTCTCGTCGGGTTCTGAATGGTCAGGTAGTCTGTTGGGGAGACGAAAGATGACGCCCTCGCCTAGCTCGTGGACAATCACCGAGTAGACACCCGTGACTTCCTCAAGCGTGAGCGGCCTGTGCGCGACCTGCTCGTAGAACTGCCCCCACGTCTCCGTGATGGAGCCTGACGCCTTACCCATAGCCCACATAAGGCCGAAAAGGATATCGTAGTCAAGCCCCTCATCTGGCTCGGGGGACTCAACGAGCATGTAAAGCTGTGCTATGTCCTCAACGAGACTGCCAAGGTAGGGCTTGTCCACCTTGCCCTTGAACTGGTTCTTGTAGATGCTCGCCGCTCCGAGAGACGCTTCGAGAGTGTAGTCGCGGTCGAACACATGAATGTCGATGCGGTTGTCGTAGGACACGGTTTGCTCCTTTCATACAAAAACAGCGGCGGAGCGGGGGTTGCTCCCCGCCCCGCCGTGCAGCCCCAGCGCCCGTAGGTCAGCTGGGCCATGTCCGAGCTTAGGCGCTCGGGGTATCGCCGCCGCCCACGAGGGGGACGGACTCGAAGAACGTGTCGTAGCCAGCATCGCCAGTCTCGCAGGTGAGACGGACGTACTGCTGCCCGTTGATTTCCACGGGCGAAGCGGTGATGGTCGAAGTCTCGTTCGCTTCGGTGATGGACTCGGTCATGGTCGCGGCGGTGTAGTTGGGGTTGGTGCCAGAGCACTTGAACAGCCACACGCGCTTGCCGCCCACGTTCGTCTCAAGCTGGAAGCCGAGGGCGAAGTCCTTGGAAACCGCGCTGGGGCCGTCGAGCAGACCGCCAGTGGTGGTATCGCGGACGTGGCCGAGACAGTCAATCTTGAACTGGTCGGGGAACTTCGCCATCTGCAAATCGCCAGAGATGCCAGTGGACGTGGAACGCGACCAGTAGTTGATGTTGTCGGCGTAGATGATGTTGTCGTTGCCGCCGCCGTTATCGACGTTGAAGTTCTCGGCTCCAGGCATGGGGACGGGGGTGCCCCACGTCATGTTGCCCTGCTCGTCGGTGGTGATGACGGCATAGTGGGCGTTCGAGATACCGAACTGAACCTTTCCTGCCATGTATTCCTCCTAAAAAGAAAAAGGCCCCGCAGGGCCGTCCGTCCTTATAGAGGCCGTAAGAAGCTATTCGGTGAGCTGCATGGAGTAGCGCGTGAGGATTGCGTAGCCGTCGGGAATCACGGTCGAAGTGCGCTGGTAGTAGATGCCAGCTTCCGAGAAGGCGTTCTGCAACTGGGCTTCAAGCTCCATATCGCGGTACCGCGTGTAAAGCTCCACCATGTATCGGACGGGCAGGAACTCGACGGAGTTATCCGCCGAGATTCCGTTCGTCCAATCAGGCACCACGACCACGTATGGCAGGTCGGGTGCGCTTTTCGGTGCCCACTGCATTTGGATGTACGGCAACCCTATGTCATCGAGGATTGCGAGAAGGTCTTTGACGCTCCTCATGTGACCTTACCTCCCTGAGCAATCGGTGCCGCGTTCTCATAGGCGGTCGCTATGGCGTGGTCGCCTGGTACGCGGTATCCCTTCGGCGTGCCGAAGTAGATAAGCTCGTGCCCTTCCTCAAGCAGGTGCGTGAGGGTGGGGTAGTGAGCCTGCGCCACGACCGATACTGCGCGGTGGTACTTGAGCGCCCTCTTGTGGTGGTAGGCGTGCCAGCCCGACTGGTATGCGCCCTTCTCCTTGACCATGCTCCCCACGCCGCGCCACGAATCGCGCGAACCCGAGGTGGCTTGCAGCTCTTTGGCGGCATGTTCCGCAGCTCCGTGGATGTTCTCATCGAGGGCTTCTTCGTTCTCCTCGATGTTGGTCTGAATCATGCTGTGGATTGTGCTGCCGAACCGCTGCACGCCGATGGTTACGTTCTGGGCGCTACCCATGAGCGACGTTCCCTTCGCCTGTGATTACGACCGTATCCTCCGCGAAGGCTCGGGAGGTCACGTTGTAGTGGATGCCCTCGTATTCGTAGGCCAGCTCGTCGTTGTAGTCCGACGGCTCAAGCTCGAACAGCGTGATGGGCTGAATCGGCCTGAACTGGCCGACGTTGCTCTGCATCGTCTCGTCCGCGAGCCTGAGCAGGTTGGCCTTGACCTCGCGCGGAATCCACTCGACGCTGCCGACGCCCCATTCGTCCTTGGTGAGGACTTCTTCGAGCAGACGAATCTTGTACAGGTACAGCGACCTGTTGAGCACGACCTTTCGGTTGTACCCCGTCGGGCACACCCGCTCGTCAAGCGTGATGGGGTCGCCGTACACGCGGTATCTCGCGCCGCGTATCAGGACATGACAGCCCATGAGTGAGCCGCTGTAGCTCTTGGGCCACGAGACGGTGAGCGTCGAAGCGTCGCCCTTGTATCGGGCTTGGTTGATGAACTTCGTCTGAACGTCGAGAACCGTCTGGTCTGAAACGTCCGTCTGGTGGACGAGGACTTTAAGCCCCTCCACCATCTCGCCATCGGGCTTCTCAAGGACGATAGGCTCGCCCCTAAGCAGATTCAGGGGGGTAATCCTGCTCACGTCTCTTCTCCATGTCGAAGTCGGCTGCGCGGACGCTGCCCACGAGCACTCTGCCGATGCCTAGAGCCTGCTTCTCCTGCTTGGTGAGGTACCTGTCACCGAGCGGATTGGCGAACGTCACAGACGCGCTGAAAACGTCCGCCGTCTCCGAATACTTGGAAACAGGCCCGCCCATGCCGCCTTCGCCCGAATCGAACTCGGCTTGCAGGCTGCGCTTCGCCACCGCGCATGTGACCCAGCGCAGGTTGTACTCCTGCACTTCGTCCTCGGGGCGGATAGGCACGCGGTATCTGCGCAGCTGGGAGCGGATGAAGGCCGTGGTGTCGAGCAGCTCGGCTTCGACCCGTTCCCTCTCCGCATCCGTGAACATGCGCCAGCGGGCTTCCAGCTCCTCTACGGTGGCGAAAGACTCCATGATTCACCTACTTCTTCTTAGCGGCCTTCTTCCGCGCCTTGGGCTTCTTCTCCTCCTTGGGAGCTTCCTCAACCTCGGGTTCAGGCTTAGGCTCCTCGATGGGCTTGACGAATCCCTTGGCGGCGAGTTCGTTGATGCGCTCCTCGTGGGCTTCAAGCACATCGCCCTCCTTGCGGAGGGCGAGCTTTGCCTGAATGTCCTTGAAGGAGCGGATGACCTGCGCCCTCATGTTAGGCGCTCGGCGTATCGCCGAAGGTACCAGTCACGATGAAGTCGGTGTACTCGGGCATCATCGTGAGGGCGGACAGAACGTGCGTCTCGCAGGACACGCGGTTGTACGCAGGCTCGTGGTGGACGCCGATGATTCCGTGGTCGGAGACGCTGTAGGCCAGACCGCCCTGAGACAGCTCGCGGAAGTCGGCGGCGAACATGCGGATGTTCTCGGCGGGGGTGGCGATGATGGTTCCCTTGGCGACCTTGGAGGTCACGATGATGTCGTTGACGCCGAGGAAGGACGCGAGGTAGTTGATGCCGTAGAGGTTGGCAAGCCCCACGTTCGTCTTGCCGAGG